AAGACCCAACAGGTCAGGCACTAGTCCCGCCCGAAATTATCGGGGCACCACCCGATAAGATTGCTGTTCAGCCGCCCCCTGCCGCACTCGCACAGATGGGCGGTGGACCAGCAGCACCGCCCGGCGGACCCCCTGCGCAAGGCGGAATGAACCCCGGCGTGCCATTGTTTAGTCCCGCACCAACGAATGCTCCAATGTTACCCGAAGCGTCGAAACAGGCCGCACCCGCACTCGGCCAAATGGGCGGAGTGGAGAAGGCGGCAGTCGCAGCGGAAAACGAACAAACATGAAATTTGGTCAAATGAAGGCGAACACACCAAAGGCGGCAATAACGCCGTCAGCCAAAGACTTGTATTGGGCGGCGGGCTTTCTTGAAGGCGAAGGCTCGTTTATTGCTGGGGCAAGCGAGCACGTATACGCATCGCAAGTACAACGGGAACCTCTAGAACGTCTTCAAAGGATGTTTGGCGGCCATATTAGACAGCGTACTCCGAATAGCACAGCATTTAGACAGCAGCCAATTTTTGCTTGGCAGATCAGTGGTACGCGCGCACGCGGAGTCATGCTAACTCTCTTTACGCTTCTTTCGCCGAAGCGACAAGAGCAAATCAAAAAGGCGATTACACGGAATTTGCCTAAAAAGGTAAGCAATGATTAAGGATACGGACGACATTCAACAACCCGCGTTGGACCTGCCGGATAATGCGGCGGGTGAAGGCGCGCATGGTGATATCGTAGAATCGGCATTGAACGAAGGCGCGGAAGATGCGCTAATTGAGGAGTTGGGGAGTGCGGAAGGTGAGTTAAGTGTAGACGACCTACGGAGACTCCCCGGTGCCGAGGAATATTCGGATGAAGAGTTGCTTGCCGAGTGGACGAAAGCGCAAGCGGCGGTCGCGAGCGGCGAGGGAGAAGAAGGCGAAGAAGCGGAAGAATTCAAACTCCCCTTCCCGCTCTTCGATGAAAAGGGAAACGCGGTTGAGAAGGTAGACGACATCAACTTCAAAGACTTCCTCGCGGGGAAGTACCAAATCGGCTACAACGCGAATGGGAAGGAGCAGAAGAAGGCGCTCGCCGATGTCATTCGCGTCGCGCAACTCGGACACTACAAAGAGAGTCAATTCGGCGTTGCGCAGCAGGAGCGGAATCAACTCTTCCAAGATTTGACCGCTGCCACACGCCAACTCGACCAGGCGAATAAAGATCGAAAGGCGTGGGATCACGCACTAACCCAGTTTGCACAAGGCAACATCGAGCCGATGCAGAAGATTGCCACTGCCTATCAACAAGCGCTGGCGCAGATGCCTGCCGACCCGCAGCCGAATGTGGAGCAAGAGCGGCAGTTTGAGGAGCAGGGTTATCAATTCATGTATCAACACGTTGTGCCGAAAGCGGCGGAGATTGCCGCGCGGTACGGGGTGAATGCGGGCGAGGTCACGCAGGCGATTGTGCAGTTGATTCAGCAAGAGCCCGTGCGCTTCCTGACGCGGGAGAAGATTGACCAGATTATCAACTATGAGATGCCTGCACTCATTGAACAAGCGGGGCATGCACCGAATGGACAGCAGCAAACGCAGCAACAGCCGAGTAATGAGGTTGCCGCGTTGAAAGAGCAGTTGGCCGCCGTGCAGAAGACGTTGGCGGAGCAGGCGAATGCGCGTACGCAGGCTGTACGCGACAAATCGCGCCGTGCTCCTCCTGTCGGTGGTGGAAGTGTACCGGGCGCGGGCGATGCAATGCCTGCGTTGAAGAATCGTGAAGATATGAAGGCCTGGTTGAGAGGTGAGAAGTAATGCAACTGCTAAGAACGATGAACCAGACGGATAAGGGGAGAATGTGGAGAGCGATTAACTCCGCAGTTGGCACTCCTATTGCGGTAGCCAATAGCACAGCATTCAGCGACACCGCCGCGATATTTGCTCTCTTCAACAATTCTGCGGCTATTGTTGCTGGGGCAGCGCCACCGGGCAGAATGATTTACCCGAGCTACCTCAGACTAATTGTCGCGGCAAGCCAAACAACTGCGACTAGCTTTCAGCTAGCGGTGAGTATTGATACTAAGCAGCGTGGTGTTACTGCCGATAGTGGTACACAAAAGACCGTTGCTGATTCTGACGGGCTTGGCGTTGATGTTAGCGCCGGTGCACCAATGACGGCAGCGACAAGCATTTCAATCGTACAATTTGGCGCATTAACTCCTACGGCCCAATCGCCCAATCGTAGATTTGTTCTACGCTCTTCTGCTAAAACGCAGGCGGCTCCAGCATTAACTGTTGGAGACGAAATCTTTATCAGCTTCGGCGGAGACGATCTAGGCCCTGGACCGATTAGTGGAGCAGCGGCAAGCAGAATCGTTGTTCCGTCTGATTTGGTTTCTATTGGCCCAGGCGGACTAATGCTTGTTCATGCATGGGGGCCCGCTGGTACTGTTGCGGCTCAGTTTGAGTACGAAGCAGGCTGGGCGGAGTTGTCGTAATTGCTCTACTTCGTCCGCCATGCTTCAACAGAACTGAACGCAGGCGATCCAGCAGACCCGCGCGATATGTTCCGTGGCTGGACGCAGGCACCACTCTCCGATTTTGGTCGTAAGACTACTCGGCAGACCGCTGCGTGGTTTCGCAACCGCCCGGTGGATGCGATTATCAGCAGCGATTTGCCCCGCGCGGCGGAGACTGCGCAACAAATTGGGCAAATGGTGGGGATACAACCAACGTTTGACCCTCGCCTGCGTCCGTGGCATATTGGGCAACTCACTGGACAATTGATTACGCCGAAGTTGAAAGAGTATGTCAACGACCTGCAGACGAAGCGGCAGAATGAGCCAGTGCCGGGTGGGGAAGCGTACAACGATTTTCTACAGCGGTATGGAAGCGCATTGCCTGAAATTCTGCAGGCTGCTCAGCAGCAAAATATCGTTATGGTCGCCCACCACCGCAATTCCCTTTCGCTTGCGCAGTTGCTATATGGCAAGCCCACGCAGACGCAAGGCCCGCCGGACCCCGGCGGCATCGCACTAATCACTCCACGCGGCGTGCAGCCGGTATTCACGCCGCCCGCCGTCCTCGCCGGGCAGTATAAAGAGCGGGCGTCGTCGTGAGTTTGACACACGACCTTACCTACTTCGCGTTGAGCGAATTTCACCGCCCGGATTTGGTTAATGAGCGGGCTGCCCGCTTGCTTAACGACATACGCGGCGTGTACGGCAGCCCACTAACCCTGACGAGCGACGCACGGACGGTTGCGGAGGAGACGTTGCTCCCCGGGCACGCGCAGCCGCCGGAGTCGAGCTTGCATGTACGCGGACAAGCCTTCGATATCCGCACACGTGACTTAACGAACGAGCAAGTGTGGCGGTTGGTGAAGGCGGTGTATACGATTAGCGTCGGGCAGGGCGGGGTTGAGTTGGAGCTATCGCCAACGCATCTCCACGTCGGCTTCTTCTTCGATGGACGCTTGGATAAGCTGCTAGTGGCGGACGGATGAATATTTTCAGCATAATCCCCGGTGTGCTTAAAGCTATTGGGAAAATCACCGGATTAGACATTGTAAACAAAGCGGCAGACGCTCTCTCCACCACACAACTAACGCCGGAGCAGCAGGCGGATTTGCAAAAAGCCCTAATCGCCGAAACTGTCCAACTGCGCCAATTGGATATTGACGAGTTGAAGACGGTGGTGAGCGAGTCAATCGCCGAGATACAGTCGGCGGATAAATATGTCAGCCGAGCAAGACCGACGGGGTTGTATCTCTTTTACCTCGCAACGTTTGCGGTAACTGTCGCACTAATTTTGGGCGTTAAAGTTGATTCCACCGCGATTCTCGCCACACTCGGCCCACTTGGAGGTGTCGGTGGGACATATGTTTACAGGCGGACGACGGAGAAGCTTAATGGCGGCGGCGCTGAGTAAGCCCTTGACATTTGCATTTTGCGGTAGTATACTCACACAACGGATTGCTGGGGCGACTGGCATTTATCGCGCAATGCGGTAATCCCTCCCGCCACGCTCGTCCCAGCACTCCTTCTCTCCGAGGTGACGCTATGCGCTGGATTTTGTACTTCGCACTAGTTGCCTTTTCTCTCTATCTCTACTACAATGCCCTATAATGCAATCGCGACTTGGTTGTATCTTATTGGCACGCCTGAACGCGCGCTTAAACTGCGCGGGCGCGTGGAACGCCTTGCACCACCACCTTTCGACCCTTATTTTGGAGTCGAAGCTGCTCAGTGTCCCACTACCGTCCTTTTTGGACTCGCGCAGTCGCAACGCTTGTATGCGGACCCGCGTTTTCGTCCCGCGCTCGACGCGTGGGATACGGGGGAAGTAGTGGCGGCGGATATCCGCCGGTTATGCTTGTGCATTGAGAAGGGGCAGTATGATGGGCCGGTGTATTCGCCAACAGGGAGGTGAGGCCATGAGCCCCACCGACGAAGAACTTGCAAAACTGCAGGCCAACCCAGACCATCGCAACGTGCGCCTGCTGGGGAGTCATCTGTTCATGCAAGACACTTTCCGCTATGAGCAGCGCACGATTCACGAATGGTACGGTGATGAAGCCAGCGAGACGTGGAGCGAGGCCGGTCTGATGTCGCCTCGTGAGCCGACGGTGGAGGAAGTCAAAGCATGGTTAGCCATTCGGGGGGTAACATGAGCACCGACAGACCGCGCCCCGAGTTGCTGCACGAACTTGACGCGCTGCACTACTGGGAAGCCTCGTTGTGACGCGAGAATCAACGCCAGGTCTTGGCGGAAATCAAGCGGATAGAGAAACTTCTGGAGGAGACGATTCACCACTGAGATGGAGGCCCGCGCGGTGTGTGATGCCTTGAATCAGGTGTATCGAGAACTGTGGGGAGAAAATGTCAGAACGGGAAGTAAAAGCCGAGGTTGAAGCGGTTGTGCGCCGCGTTTACCCCACTAATCGCCGTGACGCTGAGATAGAAGGGAACGCGGGGAAGCCATTTCTTTTCACCTACCAGCCATGTAGCGGCGACACCCACTGCGCAACTTGCTACGATACGCGTATCCGAGGGATACTTGCCGAGCAGCGGGTTCAACTCAGGCCGAGTCGGCTCGTGGTGACGGAACCATACCGTAGACGCACAATCTGCTGCGATAGCAACCGTGGCAATGATCGGAAGTACTTTGGAGGGCGGATGTGGCCGAGAGATAGTTGGATTGGATACCAGAACACCAGCCAGGAGTATATATGAAGCGAGCATTGATTCACCTTTGGTTGCTGATACTGACATTACTGCCTGCGTGCGTTCCCGCGCACTTCGACGACAATCCGATTCCTGCCCGCGATGCTGTATTTATTCCAGCAGGTGTTCTCTTGGATGGTGGGCAACAGTTGTTACACGTCCCACCTATCGTCCGTGTTGCCGTCGATATCATCGGCCCGATTTTGGCCCGTGCGCCTGCATGGGACGGCCACCACTATATTGATAGCGGATTCGACATGGTGTGGGGCGAGGGATTGGCTGCGATTGTCGGCGGAGGAATTCATGGCTTCACGCATCCGTCGCATCCTGCGTGCTACAAGTACGTCGGGCCGGATACAGCGGTGACGACGCCCGTTATGCTGACGCCAATCAAGGGCCATCGGTGGGGCGATGAATGTCTGACGTGGGCGGAAGAGCGGCGGTTGAGGCACGAATAATGCAAGATCTTATCATTTTATACACAATAGTTGTGCTCTTCAGCTTTCTCGTCAAAACTGCCGAGTACAACGGAATATCGTGGAAGGGGACGGCGACCGCTCTTCTCTGGCCCATCTTCTTCCTGCGCGGGCTGTGGCGGGGGACGAAGGAAGCGTTTCGGCAATGAAGCTGCTTATTCTGCTTGACAGTCGGGAATACACTGCCGCTCCAACTTGGACGGCAATATGTGCAGCCGACCGCCGTTGGTCCTGACCTTACTGCCGTCGTTGTTGATGTTGTCGGCGTAATCGAGATTAAGCGCGAGTAGCCCGCTTCTTCGCCACCGCGTGAAGTCTCTCTGGCAGCCCGCGCACACCATGCGACTCGCTAATAAACTTCTGACCGACGCTCTTCGGGGCGTCGGTTTTTCCTTCTGCGGTTGCGTACATAAACCGCCGCTGCGCCTGTGATCGAACCGGCATTTACACCCCACACTTCTTGAATGGATCGTCGGGATGCCCGCCCTCCTGCCGCATGTAGTGCAGGATTTCATGCGCGAGCACACTGGGATTGTTCACCGACCGCAAGTCGATGACGATGCTGCTGCTGTCGGGCAGGCCCCAGTAGCCTTCGAGGTTGTGGCGCTTGCTGTGCGCGATTAGATCGGCGACCCACCAGTTGATATCTTCGAAGCGGACGGTGGGGTGCAGGCCGCTGCACGCGAGATCGTACGCCCACGCCTGCTCCGCGAGGAGAGGTGGAGCGACGTGCAAAACCGGCACTGTGTCGATGAATAGCTCGGTGGTGTCTTGACAGCTACCGGCGGTTGTGCCGAGCAAAAGCAGCGCGCAGGTTACGAGTAGCAAGCGCATGGATCGGCTTTGAAGGGTTTTGGTCCCATTTTATAGGTCCGCTGAAACTGCGCCTACTTGAACCAGATTGGCGCCATCGTAGTATAATATCATGGTTCTACGTTTACCTGCCGCTGGATCGGTCCAAGCAACTTTGTAAATAGCATTGAATGTTGTTACAATTGCTCCCGCTGTGTTATTAAGTAAGTCAAATATTACAAAGAAGTTGTTGCTGGTCCCGCCGCCCGCTGCTGGAAGATTGGTTGGTGCAGCAATGGTTCTTGATCCAGCGGCAGATAGTTTCCAAATGAACGATTGCGCTGCAAAATTTGGTGTTACTGTGGCTCCATCCGTCAATGCTAAGATATTAGCCCCTACATAATCAACACCACAAATACCAGCTATACCTGCCTTGAATCTCGTTCCGGTTGCAGCAGTTTGACTTGCATCTAACCCAAATTGAGAACCACCTGGAGCATTTGAGCCTAATTTAGCAATGTTCCATGAAGCTAATATGGAGTTAGTATAGATAAGCCAATCTGTACCAAAACTAAAATGCCCCTGAGTAAAATCGGGCATAGAAATGCTTTGGAGTCTAGCAGGGAGAATTCCCTCAGCTAATGCAGTAGCACTTATTAGAGTTGAATCTTGCTTAGCCATTATTCATCCAACGCAGGCTTACCCTGCTTTTCCTTACTTAACACGACCATGTGAACCCGCCGTCAACGCCATTGGCTGTGAGACCGGCTGTACATTTTTCCCTGCACCATATCCATACGACCGCATCCGCGCCAGTCGCATTAAACTCGTCGGTAGCTGCGGCTTCATCGTCGGCCCGGTCTTAAACGGCGCTTCCACCTGCTGCCGCGTCACCGCGTCGTAGTTACTCATTGTTGCCACCACCAGTCTGCATATTCTTATCCGACGCCCCTTGCTGCTCGGGGTTCAACGCGGTCTGCGCCTCGCTCGCTTGGGCAACCCCAAACTTCGGCTTCTTCGTAAACCCGCTGCCACCAATCGGCTTTGCTCCAAGTGGGGCATGATGCGGTACACCATGCTGCAGCTTGCCGCTGCGCATCTTCGCAACCCGCTGCGCAGCCGCCGCGAAGTGCCCCTTCCCGCTCTTCATCGGCGTCTTTACGCCCTGGCGTGGTGCGCGATGCGATCCGAATACGCCGCTTGCCGCCTTCCCGGCGCTGCTTGGCGCGTGCTTCATCGTGAGATAGTCTTTTTTCATAGTAGTTAGTTTTGCCCGCTGCTCGGCGCTCCTGTCGCCGGTACGTTCTGCCCGTCGCCTTCTGCTTCACTATCCGCTAACGTGTTGGTGGTATACCAACCCTCATTCTTCGCGGGGTGTATTCGCTTCTTCGCCAGCAGTGCCATTAACCGCATCAGCGGGTTCTGCTTTTCACTCGCCGCTACCTTCTCGTCGATTAGGTCTTGATCCATTAGGCGACGGGCTCCTCTTCGCTTCCCTCCGCCCCCGCCTTCTCATACAAGTTACAGCAGCCGTCGGGGTCGATATCGCCGCTCACCTTTTGACACGCACGCGGCTCTTCGAAGTATTCGCAGCGGGCGCATAGGAAGGGACCGTCCGCCGGACCCATGTAGTTAGCGATAGGATTCGTCGGCTCTACCTTGCCTGCTTCTGTGTCAGTCGGCGTCTGCAGCATCTGCTCCTTCGCCGCCTGCGCGTCGCTTATCCCCTTCATTGATCGTCGTCCAATGCAGGCTTGCCACTTGCGACATTCTGCTGCCGCTTCACCGCTTTTTGAGCGGCGGCGACCTGCTGCCGCGCGAACACCGTCCCTTGTGGTCCCTGCACGTCGGTTTGCTGCCGCGCTTCTGCTAGCTCGCGTAGTGCTGCCGCCAGTTGTGCCTTCCGTGCGGCGAGTCCCGGCGAATCCCCATTCTCGTAGCTCATTATGCCCCCTTCTGCTCTTCCACTCGCAACGCCGCCAGCTTCTTCATCGCCTGCGGAACACTTGTCGCCTTCACTTTGACTTTGATTTTTATCTTCGTCTCATTCTTCGCCATTACTCGCTCGCTCCCGCGACTGGACTTCTCTCGCCCTCTTTAAACGCCGCATGCACGTCAGCGGTTGGAGTTTGCTCGCCTCTTCGCTTCCCCGCCAGCCGCATTAGCATCGCCTGCAGCGCGCTTGCGTGAGCCTTACTCGGCACGTCGTTGTTACCGCCTACGCCGGGGCTGATATCGGTGCCGAACATTACTGCTGCTGCCCCGCCATTAGCTGCACTCTGCGGGCAATCTCGTCGCTCAACTCTTGAATACGCGCGTCACGCGCTGCAGGGTCGCGAATCAACGCCGCCCGCTGCAGTTGTCGATTCAACTCCGACAAGTGACTGTCGAAGGATGAGATACGCGCGTACATATCAAGAATAGGCTTACTAAAGCTCAACGGCACGCCCTCGCTTGGAAACTTCGGCAGCGGGTTGTACGGGGAAGTCTGCCGCACACGCGGTAGACCCATTGACCCAACCTTCGGCGGAATGTCTTCGTGCGAGATAGGCAATGCCGTCCGCAGCACCTCCGCGAACGTCTGCGGGTCGCGTACGATTGGGTCCATTTGCCGCGCTAGCTGCTGAATCGCGGCGGGAATTGCCGCGACTGCTCGCTGCTCGGCAAACTGCGTCACCGCCGACTTCGTATGCGATAGCTGCCCTTGTGCAGCCGCTTGGACGGCCTGCCCCGCCTCGCGCAGCCCGGTTAGTGTCTGCTCCTCCGCAATCGGCTGCGTCACTGTTGACGCCATATCGTACAAGTCGTGCTGCGGGTTGCTCGCCGCTTCGTGCCAGGCTGCGCCCATTTCCATCGCTACGCCCAGCGGGCCAAGTAGCTGCAGCGCGCTGCGATAGTCGTCTTCGCGGCCCATCAACTTGCCGATGTTAATGCCGAATGGTGGAATCCCATTTGCATCCATCCACGCTTTCTCTTCTTTACTCCGCGCAGCGCCCGGCGCGATATAGCCGAGTTTTGTCCCCAGTGCGCCGAGTGCAAATGCAGAAGCTGTACCCGCGCCTGCTTCTGCGAGCCGCTCGGCAACCCGTCCTTGCAGCCGCGATACATCGTCTATATTATACCCGCGCTGTTGATCGAGTAGATCGCCCTGTAGTGGCGTGTCACTAAAGTAACGCGCCTTCACCAGTCGGACGATATCGGGCAGCGCCATTGGAAAGCCTGCAGGCGTGTTGCGCAAGCCTTGGATAATTAGATTCGGCCCAATACGTGCGAACGGCATGACTGCTGTCGCCGCTACATCCGCTGCCGCGCCCGGCACTGTCCCAAGCTGCCGGGCGCCCTGCACGCCCTTCGCAAACGCTTCACTCACGAAGTTTTTGTTGAGTAGAGTCGCCTCGTTCGCCCACTCTGTTGCATACGCGTCCATTTCTGGCGTTGGATTGTTGACCAACCGCATCACGCGGGCGGTAAACTCCGTGCCACTCAGATTTGGAAACGCATTCTTCGCAAGTATTTGCGCGCGCGAAATCAGCCCATATTGATACGCGTTCGACCACCCCAAGCGGTGAAGCATGCCGTGCGTACGTGAGATAATCGACACGGCGGCCTGCCCAATCGGGCCGACGACGGGGATACGCTTCCATGGGCCGATGTCTTCACGGACGTTGAACGCACCAGTCGCGATATCCTTGCCGAGGAGTGGCGGCTCGCCCAACGCAATCCGCTTCATATCCTCAATCCCGCTGGCGAATCCGCGCTTCGTCGCCGCTTTGCCAAGTGCGGCACCAAGCGGCTCTTTCCCCACAACTCCGGTGATCCCGCGCAGTATCCAATCAATCTTCGGCGCGAGTACGTTGGCAGCGCCCATCTTCCACCACGCGTAAACGGGGTTGCTTGCGGCAATTTTATACAACGTCGGGATACCACTAATCATCGACGTGATATACATACGCTTCGCCCCCGCCCACCAACCGGCCTCGCTCGGCGCTTTCCCCATTGGGACTGCACCCACTTCACCAAGCCCGCGTCCCTTCAGCGGCTCTAGGTTAAAGCGCGCGAAATCCTCCGCAGTCGGCGGCCCTGCGTTCGGCGTCGTGCTGCTTAGGTCAGGCTGCGTAGGCTCGCCAGCGGCGGGGACAGTAGGTGGCTCCTGTCCAAGCTCCATCGCCCGGCGCTGAAACGCCGGGATATCTAGCTCGTCTACGCCCAATTCCTTGGCTAGTGCGCGTATCCGCTCAGCGCAATTCACAATAGGCAGCCCTGCATCACCTTCTGCACACGACTGACTTCTTCATCACTCAACGGCGCGCCCTTGCGCATGTTCGTAATCGCCTCAATTGCCCGTTGTACGATTGGCTGATTGTCCATCAGCAGCGGCTCGTGCCCGCGCTCTAGATCGAACGACGGCTTCTGCGCCTCTAGCGGGCCTAGCGTCTTCCCGCGCTTGAATGCGACATCCGTCGCCTGCAAATCGGGCGCAGACGCCTGCTCCAACTGCCCAACTCCCTTCGGCATGTTGTAACTGGGCTCGAATTCGCCAATATTTGGCGCACGCTTCACGCCCAGCGGCGACATGAAGCTCCCCTGCTGCGGCAATGCGCTCGGCTCTTCCTGACTCGGCTGCGTCACCGCCTCTTCCTCAAACGCACCGGCGCGGCCAGCAGTTGGAAGTGCCTGCGTACGCGGCTCAAGACGTGGCACTTCCACTTCGGCGCTCTTACCGCCGAAACCACTAACCGGAAACCGCTGCGGCCGGAAGTTCGCCGGGCGACCGACGGGGATTGGCGGCTGCTCGGGCGTTTCCGGACGCACGCCACGAATCTGCTTGTTCTGCTTCAACCGCTGGTACATATCCTCCAACTCCGCGTCCAACCCACGTCCTTGCTGCGCGATTGGCGTTTCCTCCGCCGCGACTGGTGCGGGTGCGCGTGGCGTCTCCGTCCCTCCCATCGGAGCCGTTGGACCAGCATCGGGCGGTGCTGCCTCTTCTACGGGCTTTCCCGCGCGCAGCCCACCGCGCAGTCCCTCGAAGGCCATTGCTAGGCCAGCGCCAGTTTTAAATCCCTCTTCTGGGGTAACCGGCGGCTGCAGTGGATCACGTGCTTTCTGATACATCTGTACCGCGTTGGTTAGTGGAGAAATTGCGCCACCACCAAACTCCTGCAGCGCCTGCGTCTGCAGCGGTTGCCCGCCCGCCTCTTCAAGTGGCAAGCGCGCCACCTCGCCCAACGCTTCCGCACCCGTCGCCAACTGGCCAGGAATGCCCTTAATCCCACTCCACAGTACGCCGGGCGCGGCTTTCAACCCACGCCACGCAAGCTCACCAATCCCCGGCGTCTGCTGCTGTTGCATTAGATACTCCTGTTCTAATGCGTCGGGCGTGCCCCACTTCTGGTGGCGGTAGGCCGCTTCGAGTGGGTCGCCGTCCATTACTCCAATCCTTCCGTGCGTAGCTGCGCATGCGCCTGCTCAGGAGACATTCCACTATCGCGTAGCTCGTTGTAGCGCGCCTGGCGGTTTCCCGCCTGATTCCCACCATTCGTCACTGTCTGCTTCACCGCACCCGCTTGCGTGCCAGCAACCGGCGATTTCTGCCCAACGACAGGCGTGCCGCCTGCAGGCTGCTGCGCGCCACCGTGAATCGCTGACTGCCCACTCGGCACTGGTGCGCTGCCGAACGGCCCCGGCGTTTGATTTGGCGGTGGCGACACGCCCCGCGTTTGTGCGCCTCCCGCTTCTCCGCCCTCGCTCATCTGCTGCAGCAGGTCTTCGTACTCTTGCTGCGCTTGCTGAATTTGCGGCTCGTAATCAATATGCGCGGGTGCCATGTTTTGGGCGCGTAGTTGTGCGAGTGCGAGATTCTTCATCTCCGCCTGCATCTGCTGCTCGGCAAGTGAGCGGAGGTTTGCCAAATTTGCGCGCGAGTTGTTCAGCATATACCGTAGCTGCGACTGCACACCCGCAGGCAGACGCGCAGATGCAGCGCGCCACGCGGCCTGCGCACGCAACTCCTCCGCCGCTGTCTGCCTCTGATGCAGTTTATACATCTGCTGAAATTGGTCCTGCCCTTGGTTAAGCTGCTGCTGACGAAATAGCTCGTCCGCTGTTGAAGAGCGTGTCCGCTCCGCCAATTCCGCCGTCGCCTGCTGCTGTTGGGCAAGTCGATTTTGTTCTTCACTCTGCAAATTGCCCATTTGCGCTTCCTGCAGCGCCTTCGACATCGCATCCAGCCGCGCCTGCCGCGCCTCCGCCTTCTGCTTCTCCTTCTCTCCTGTCAACCCGGCAATAAGATTTGCCGCCCCGCTGCTTAGGTCAGAAGCGAGGTTGCCCAGTTGTACGTTCGGCAGTTGCGGTAGGTTTGGCATTACGATCTAAGCCCAGGAACTGCGTGTGTCGTATTCGGCGGTAGTTGTGCGGGCGCTCTATTTGGCAAGCTTGCCACACTTGGTCCACCGCGTTGTCCACTTAGTGTATTCGACTGCCCGAATAGCTGTCCTAGCATTTGATACACACTAGGATCAATTCCGCCCGGCGATACTCCCTGCATCATCGGACCGGCGAGCGAGGTTGCGAGGCCGAGACGCGCTAGTTGATTTGACTGCTCGTTCCCATACATCCCCGACTGCAGTTGGCCGAGGCCGCGTAGATACTGCGTGTTAATATCAGCCTCACTGCCGGTTAGTGGCGTTCCATAATAGACGCCACGCGACGCTGCATCGGCAATACTCCCACTCATCGCCTGCTTCCGCTCGTTGTCCAAATCGGATTTGAAGAAGTTGTACACATCGCCGAGTGAGTTACCCCCTGCCTGTGGAGGCGACGGGTTCCCCGCTTGCGTACTCGTCCCACCCGGCGCGGCATTCGGATTCGGCACGCTTGCCTGCGGCGGTGGCTGCTGCGGTTGTAGTCCCGGCGCTTTCGGCGGCGACAGCTTTGCCCCAATACCGCCCATCCAACCACCACTTTGTTGCGGCGGCTGTCCAAGTTTCGGCGTCAACTGCCCCGGGCTGCTCAGCGGTTGCCCCATCGCTTCTCCCGGCGCAACCATCGACTTCGGCGTAACAATCGCCCGCGTTTGCAAGTAGGGTGGCTTCGCCTGTCCCCCACCGGCATTTGAATTTACCAACCCACCTTGGTACGGTTGGTACGCGCGCGCTGCTTCACTAATTGTTGCCATTAGCTACTCCCCAATCCCGTCGTCATATTCGTCTGCCGCGTTGCTGTTCCCGGCAGATTGTAATTCTGCGGTGCGAGGATCGACGACAGTAGCTTATTCTTCAAGTCGATTTGCGCATTCGTGTAATTCTGCGCCGACTTCCGCTGCTGTTGCGCGCCTGCGAGGTTTGCGCCCGCCATTCCTAGCCCGGCGACCTTGCCTAGATCGAGGTTGCCTGCTGCATTGCCCAATAGGTTTGGTGACGCCACTGCTTTGCCTACTTTGCCTGCAATATTCCCAAGGTCGCCTGCGAGGCCACTAAAATTGGGCGAAGTAATCCCGCCAATTCCCTTCCCGCCGAACAACGTTTGACCCACCGCGCCACTTAATGCGCCTTCTCCGCCATATTTCAACCCCTCGCCGAGCGCCCCCGGCGTGAAACCACGGTTAAGTAGAGCGCCACCAGCACCAAGCAAGCCGCCAGCAAGCGGTCCCACACCGGGAATGAGGCCAGCAATCGGCGCTGCCGATTCGCCCGCCTTCCCAATGTCGCGCAGAAACGCGCCCTTCCCGGCAAACGCATTCCCGACATTCTCAGCGGCCCCGCCAATGTTGGACAGGCCGGGGATGTGACTGGTTTTAAGTGCATGCCCAATCCCGCGTACAGGAGCACTAACCACCTTGCCGATACCTTTAATCACGCCACCCATGTCAGTCTACCTTCAGCAATACGTCATTCAGCGAACCATCAATTGGAATGCTTGTAACAAAATCAAAACCGCAGTGCCGCATTAAATACCACGTAATCCCCGGCTGTTGCTCAGGCGGGACGGTTATCCACGCGCCAGTCGGGATAGAGTCGCGGATTGCCGCCGCCTTCCCAAACGGCTTCCCGTCGAGTAGCCAAATGTGGACGAACATCTCGTTGTCGCACATTTCGAACGTAATCTTCAATCCGTTCATTGCTTACCATACGTGAATCATCTCAAATGATGAATCTTTGAGCGCGCCGATAATCAACTCGTTGCCCGCCGCGCCGGTATTGGTTTGGGTAGCGGTGATTTCGTAGTAATCGCCTGCTACCGGCTCAAACTCGTAGGTAAAAACGTCCTGTGTCATATTCTCAACTGCCGCACCCACGACAGGTGGCGCATGAAGGATTGAATCGCGGATAACTGTCGCGCCATTCTTTCGAATGTTCAACACGCGCAGTGCGCCTGTATGATCGAGGTCGGCTTGCCATGTTACGTGCGCGTAAATCAGCCACAATCCTGTTACTTTGCTTCCTCCACCAATCATTCCTGGGATAGTCAGCCGCGTGTTAATCGCGGGATTGTGTAGCCCGTCAAAATCAAATGCCTCACTATTCCACGGGAGAACAACGACGGTAGTGTTAGGCATGGTAACGTTTGCATTATTAAACACTTTGCACGTCGCCCGTTGCTGCGTTTCCGTCCCGCCAATCATTCGATTCGACTCAAACCGGCGGGGATCGCGTGTCGCACCAATCCCGCTCAGCATCTTCCCGATGAATGGGTCGGGCTTTGGATCGGGGTTGCGCGCCATTACACCCGTCCCATGTCGAATGCGCTTAGGACAAAACCGTTAATCGTTGGCGCGAAGTTGCTGCTATCCGTGAAAATCAGCTTCAACCGCTTCCCTTGCTGTCCACCAAGGTCGATGCGGTAGTCTTGCTCGCTCCCAATCGTAGCGGCAGGGACTGCTGTGTTAATTGCAACTCCATCATCGAATGTTGTGTTGAGTGTCAACGCCGATCCAACGGGTAGCTGTGCCTGTAACTTCATCCGCTGCAGCGACTTCGTAATTCCCGCGTCTCCAAAGTGCAACACCGGCAACTCCACGCTCATTGGAATGGCGATACCCCCTGTTCCATCGCTATGCACGTCATCTAGTGTGCCGATGTCGAGGTTGCGCACGAAGCCGTCACTACATCCAGCAAGTACGCTCTGCACGCCGTTCGGGTCAGTATATGGGCAAAGGCAGTTAATACCGAATGGATACGTCCATGGACCGTACCATGCCTGCAACCGCGTGCTTTGGACGAAAATCGACTTGTTTTGGTGGTTATCGCCACTCCGCGACACCGCGTACAACAACTCTTTTCGACCTTTGTTGTATCCTACCACCGATTTGTTGATAACTGACTGGTCGAGTGCGAACCAATCGGGGTTAATCTGCTCCCCAATCGGCTCGCACGCTGTCTCCGTCGCTGCATATGCCCCACGCCGGTTGAGGAGGGCGGCAACATTCTCAAAGCGGGTTAGTGCATACGGCCCCGCCGCACCTATTTCACTACTTACGCCTTCCGTATCCTGCGCGATCACGATGTCGTCACTACTTTGCCCGGTGAAGCGCATGAGGCAGTCATTCGTCGCAATCAGCAACGACGAACCGATAACCTCAAGCGCGACAATCGCTTCCCCATTCAACACGCCGACAATCGCCGACCCTCCATCCGTCTTCGTCCCCGTTCCCCACTGCTCGCCATCGCCCACACGCGACCAGAAGAGCGTCTTTTTGAAGTTGAATTGGTCAACCGCGAAGAGACGCGTGTGGTAGGCGGCGAGGAGCCCAGCGGGCGGTGCACTGTTAATCCCGTCAATCTGCGTTAGCACCGCTCCCGTCCACTTGTACAAAGCAGCAAGGTTCGTTGCCGTTTCCGCGATGAAGAGGGTAAGCGGAGCGCCACTTGTCGCTGCACGAAACGGGACAAAGAACGCAGAAGGATGTGGTGGCACACCCACCATTCCTGTACCAGTAAAATTCGTTGTCGTATCATTCGGCTTGAAGTAGAGATTGCCGAAGGAATCCATTGCGACAATTTGATTGCCCACAACCGGCGAATCCCACTGCCCCACCGCGATTACCGGAAGCGGATTGCCTAAACCAACGCCTGCATCACCAAAAAAGCCAGGGTGCAGCCGCCGCGAACCACTCCGCTTGCTAATCCCCCCGTATGTCTGTGACAGCCGGGCGTTCGTCGCATCGACTAGTTCGTTTTCATTGAGCAAGTCGCTGCTAATCGCAGTGTTGCGTCCGCCGCGAAAGTCGAATCGTTGTTCTTTAACAAGTGGCTTCATTAGACTGTTAGGTCGTCTTCCATGATGAAGCGTAGCTCGCTGACAATCAATTCAGGAACGTGTAGACCGACCGTATCGCCGCTGAAGTTGTACACGCCCGCTTCAATGCGCCCGTAGTTATCGCTTGTCCCCTGGTGGCCGCGTGGGAAGTTGGTTTGCGTCGTAAACGTGGCGACGAGGTTGAAGTTGTGGTAGCAGGCGATCTTCGCCCCACTCGTCGGCGTCGCGGGAATCGCCTTAATCCGCATATGCCACCAGTTTGTGCCGGGCGCAACTAGATCGGCGGGTTGCACCGCATTTGCATCAATGTCTGTATCAGCATTGTTTCCGCCTGCTTGCGCATCGGGGCAGTTAACCGAACCATACCGATAACCGCCTGCTCCATCGCCTAGTAGGCCCACGCGCGGCATTGTCTTCGACGGATTGGCCGTTGTATTGTTGCCAAATCCTACGCACATCCGGCAACTTGACGAATCCCCGCCCGCTACCTTCCGCACCCACGCGCTAATCGACGTGGAGAAGTTGAATTGTGGCGCTTCGAACGTTGTGCCCAACGCGGCAGTTGATGTAGGGAACGTTGGCCCGATGAAGGGGACGTACATGATTGTTGAAGCGCCGAAGGTTGTCGGGCGGAAGATCATACAGACATTCGTGCCTGTACCATTAAACCACTGCCCCGACCGCCGTCCGTCCGTCGTTACATTCAACACCGGCGAAGTTCCACCCGCCGTCGTCTGCATCATCGTCGGCGTTCCCGCCGTTTGATGCGTGCGCGACAGTCCAACAATCACGCCACCGATTGTTGCCAAGTCGCCGTTGTTAATCCCGGACCATACCGCCGTCCAGTCGATGAAGCGGTTTGTAACTGCAGTCACTGCTGACACATTGCCCACCAAACTCCAGCCGGTTGTGCCGGTTCCAGTAATCTTCGTCCACAACGTATTCCCGCCGATTCCATCCAACTGCTGCCAGAGCCAGCCGACCGGAGCGGGGACTACACCTTCGGGAGCGCCGTAGCCTGCGAGTGTGCTGCTTTCTTGCAGTAGCGCGACGGCGGCGTTGAGTGTGACTAGCCCGATATTATACGGGAAGAGCACGCCACTAACGCGTACGAATGGCACACCGTCCGCTGCCGCACGTGCAATCGCCGCACTAATCGTCTGCTCATTCGTAAAGCCCGTTTGACGAAACCACAACGCGTCGTAGGTTTTGCTGTCTACGACTTGTGTAAGCTGCGAGGGAGTCTGCGGAATCGCCATTATGTTCCACCATACGCCCACGGATTCTCGGGGCTGAACGCCACCGTCATGCCGTGGTATTGTCTACGGATACTATTCATAAGTCGCTGTCTCGACTGTTCGCCGAGTGCCTGTAGTTGCATGCTTTCTTCCGCATTACCCTTGCCCATTGCATATGCGGCACTAAGTAGAACGAGCGACTGCTCGCTTCCCTCCGGCATTGGCAACGTTGTGCCGTCTGCCAGTTGACTGAAGGCGACGGGACGGAAGTTGTATCGCAATTCGACGAATGTGGTTACTGCACCGAGTGGATGCAGCCACACTTGATCGCCGAGGAATTGGTAGCTAAACCGCTGTTCAATCCCGGTTGATGCCTGAATCGTTGAGGGGTCGTTGGTCAATGACTGCGCGACCATTAGATAGTCGCGTGGGTCTTTGGGGAAGTAGTGGCGTCCATCCGCGATAACCTGCTGCATGCGGTAGAAGCGTTGTGTGAGATCGCCACCAAACGCGGTCAACTTCAAGTCGATGAAGCCCGGCGTGTGAAGCGGGAGGGGGATTTGTTGGTACTGCGAGTTGATATATGGAGCAACGTCCAACATATCGCTCCACAAGTCGTCTAGAACGAACTGAATGGCGATGTTGAGATTGGTGTCACTCCACCGCTTCCCGTTCGGATCGTCGAGGTACTCACGCACCATCGTACGTGTTTGTGCTTTTGTAATCGCCACGCGCGCCCCTTACGGCAATACACACTTTTCCCAGGCTTCGTGACTCAATTGCGCAACCGTGATGCACAATTGCTCTGTTTGCACACGGGTTAATTCATGCACCGCTTCAGTCAGCTTTACCGTGTTACTGTCGTGCATTGCCAACTGCGCGGGGATGCCGCTAACTGATTTAACTGTCTTCGCTGTCGCTGCGCCAAAACCGACAAGGGCGAACGCGGCTGCTATTATCGTCCATTTACCGCCGTTGAGCGCGCCAAACGCGTCGGTGAGGCGCGACATTACTTCTTACTCGACTTCTCCTGCTCAGCAGCCAACGCGGCCATTATCACAGGGGCATCTACCTGCTTGCCAACAACACTGGGATGGTTTTTCTCCAAATGCTCCCGGATGTTCTTCTCCGGCAGTGCCCCATCAAACGTCTGTCCGCACCAGAGGCAGGGAAGCGCACGTGACCCCTTCGCCGCTGCGAGGACCGCAGCCATCGCACGATTCATCGGGTCGGTCGATTCAAGTTGTTCCACCTCTACGTTTGAGAGGTGGCTGAAATCGGCCATTCCGCGATGCAAATCGCCATTCGGCAACTGATACAACCGAGGTGCTTCACTCATTTTCCGCCATATCCTTTATCAACCGCTCTACAGTCGTCTCGTCGTGCTTGCCAACGAAGCCCCATAGGGTTGACGCGATGTCTTCTGCTCTATCGACTACTTCCTGCTGACGCTGTTTGCGTACTTTCGCATTCTTCTCCACCAACTCCTTCATCCGCTCGCGCCAGGGGTGTTGAGTATTGTCACACTTGCCTAGTAACTCAAGCACCTTCGACATAATCGAATCGGGCGCGACGGGGACACTTTCTGGATCGTGAATATCCTCGCAAAACCAGCCGAGGGAGTCGAATGCATCACCAATCTCCCCGCTCTGCACCATCTCCCACCGCTTATCCGACTGCGGCCAGTTGCAGATTAGCGAGTAGCGGCCTTCGAAATCGCGGTGGCGGGGGTTGTAGACGGCGTTGGGAAACCAACGAATGTCGAGCAGCGAATCCAAGCTTTGCAACTCGGCTCGAATGCGCTGCTCAACATCGGGATTCGGCTCTGGACGGTGCCGAATGACCGTTAGCATTACGCTGCGACGGTTGCGACGAACCGGATGTGTGTAGGCGGTGGGACTAACTCGCCGGTCAACACTTCCGGATTGGTTGCGACACCGACCGCACCAGTTGGGATGCTTGCGGACGTAATCGGGAATGGGTTTGCCGCGTCGAGTTGTCCCCGGTCGCGGTAGTAGTTGAGCGCAGTGATGTTAATCGTCTGCGCACCATTCGCGGTTGTCAGCTTAATCTCTAGAATCCTATCATGTATCTTCGCCATACGTGCCTCAGTCGCTTACATTAGCTCGCTCGGCGAGCGACTTCTGTTGACAAGCGACAGTATTCACTGCTTAGCTACTTGCTTCACCTTGGAAGTACGCCGCTAGCTTCGCGAGCGCGCCTGCGACTACACCACCAACGACAACGGCGATTGCGGCAAGTGGGCCGGAAAGACCGGCGAAGTGGGAAGCGTCGCCGAAGTACATGCCCGCTGCGGCAACTGCTGCTGCTGCTACACCGTATAGGAAATGCTTGAAAAATGCTGACATTACTTCTCCTGTTAGTACGTCTCAATCAATACAGTGGGAAGACCTTTGGCGGTGTTGCCAATGCTTGTTAGTGCAGTAACCGCCGTGATTTGTACTTCCACCAGGAAGATGTCGTTTTGTCCACCACCCGGTTGATACATCGTCCACAAATCGCCGTTCGTCACTTCATTCCCCGCATCGGTTAGTGAAAGAAGCTGAAGCGGCTGTCCGATTGCGACAGGCGATCCGAGGGTTGTTACGTCAAACCACTGCAGGGTGAGTGCGCCGGTCGCACCTGAAAACAATGCGTATCCGGGCGAGCACTCTAGCTTATACAACTTCCCGCCACGGACACTAAATCGCCCAACACTCGCCGCACCAATGGTGTTGACGTATGCAGTTGTCGTGTCGAGGAGGACGGATGCTCCACCGAGCGCGCCGGTTAGCTGCGCGACGGATGGGCGGGAGAAGTCTACTGTGTCGATTTTAAGATGGTCGCCAACACCGATGTTGGCCCCTTGCAGCGCAGACGAGTGCGCGAAGACGAAATCCTTCGTGCCGCTGAACGTCTGCGTGTCTACTGTACCCGATCTGGGGAAAGCCATTGCTTATTCCTTAGTCCCTGCCCCGTCTATTAAACGTGCAGATGTGGTACTGCTTGAATCGGACTTTTGTTTACCTTCATTTTGTTCAAATCGCTTGATCCAATTGTGTGATGCACAAAGCAATTGAAATTTCTCAGGAGTCTTTAAAACTTCCCGATACAGCTTTGTTCCACGATGATTCAATCGGCACCGTTCAGCGTCGCCTATCGCTTCAATGTGATCTACTTGAAGGCATCTACGATCTATTGCTAATGGATCGCCTTCAAGATGCGGCATTGCACATTTGTTCCCAAGCAATTCAAATGCTTTATCTTTAGCAGTGTGGTACCATTTGGCTTCTAGTTTTCTGGTGCCTTCACGATTGTCTTTGCGATTACGAGCAGTCTTCTCTCGCCAATACGCTTTGATTTCTTCGTGCGGCCCGGCCTTTAGTTGTTCCCGCTCTGCTTTTAACCGTTCAGCATGACGCTCGCGGTATCTCCGCACTGCATCGCG